CGTTTGATTTCGGGGGCGAAATATCGGATTTGAACGCACGGTTTACAGCAATAGAACCAACCGTTGCAAAGAACAACGATATTATAACAGACATAACCGAAATAACGAGTAAAAACGTTTTCCCCGGCGATGTTATCGGCGGTTATGTAAATTCAAACGGAAGTTTTATCGCCGTCGCAACGCAAGATTTGTACGCCGTAACCGATTTAATCCCGGTTAAGCCTAATACGTACTATTACATTTCAAATCGAAACGTAAACGGGACGGGAGGTACAACGAATATTCGTTGTTTGGACGAAAACAAAACCAACCCGACGAAAGTACGTGCGGCGGCAACCGGGGCAGAAATTTCAAGTTGGTACACACCGAACGCCGCCGGGACAGGTTCAACCGATAACGGGCAAATCCTTACGTCGCCAACAGCGGCATATCTGCAAATGAACCTAAAATTTAACTATCAAGGAAACCCGGATTATGCGAAATTGATGTTACAGGAGGTTGGCGATACTTACAACCCGTTGTTTGTGCCGTCCCCTTATCAACCATTTGCGGAGGAATACAAGGTTAAAAAATCAGCGTTGCCGGACGATATAGGCGGCGGAGGCAATACCGTTGGTACAATATCGTTGGGGAATACGCCGACATTCTTATTGTTCGGTGCGTCGCATGGCGAGGGGTACGGAAGCGTTAAGGATAAAGCGTTTATTTCCTATTTGTCCGCCCTGTTGGATTGGTCGGTTGAGAATTACAGCCGTTCGGGTTCCGATTATATCGAACATTTCAACAGTTTGATGATAGGGCAAAATATTTCAAACGTGTATCCCGGCGATATGGCGGGCGGCGTCGCTTTGGTTGTGTTAGGAGGCAATGAAGCCAATTATTACACAAATGGCGTTGACGGAAAGTATTTCAAGGCAAATATTATTCGTTGTTGTTCCGGGTTAAAATCGTTAGGTTATCGCCCAATTTTGGCAAGTTATTACGGCGATATGGGGCGACCGTGGGCGTTGGTTGTTCGTGAGGTTGCACGGGAATACGGATATATGTATTACGACATTAACGGGTACGGTTCCCGGTTCTATGCGCCATTATATCGCCCGTGGTGGTACAATGCGCATTACGCAACCCGAACCAACGGGCAACAATGGTATTCTTTTATGAAACTGTTGGCAGACATTGAACGCCCGCAAACAGCGTTAAAGATATTCCGTAACCGTAACCCGTACACGCAAATTGGCGAATTATTGTTTGACAATAATTTTGAAAAGATGCGTTATTGGCGGGAATTAACGTTGCATCATATACCGTTAAAATCCGGCTTTGAAAAATACGTTGACCGTTTGGATTTAACTGTATATACTGACACAGGCGGCAATACTGTTAATATCGGGGCGGTTGAGGGCGTACAAAGCGAATACAATGTTGCCCGCAAAGGCGGTACAATATCAATGGACGATACCGGATTGTTGCAATTTACATTCCCGGCGGTTGGTAAATATCTGAAAAACGTAAAATTCAAAATCGAAAGCGACGACACATTAGAGGTATATATACGAAAATATGTTGACTCAACGTTGCAAATCGGTTTGTCGGATGCGTCGGCGGCGGTTGGAATTACAACACCAGCCAATCCCAATATTGTAGTTGGCGACGTGTACACGGATAGCAATAACCCCGGCGTTAATTTTACCGTCGAACAATTTACGGGCAATGCCACGTTGATAGCCAACCCGGATGCGGCATTTGATGCGCCGGGCAATACAACGGGAACATTAACGAGGGTATCCGGTACGGGTTCCGCTACATTGGAGTATAACACGTTGAGAACCGCACCGGGCGCAACCTATTTCGCCAACGCATTAAATAAATTGGGTAAATGGGAAACGTTAGCCGGGAATAATGGGGAATACGAATTGCAAGGTATGACGAATTATTTAGATTACGACCGTTGCGATTTGTTGGTTAAAAAATCCGGCGGGGGTGCGTTTGTCCTCAAAAACGTATCGGCGGAATATGAAGCAACGCAGTTGAAAGACGTTAAGCGATACGATACCGCCAAAATGTTAGGTTTGATTGAGGGCGACGGGACGCAAGTATTAACGAAAACCACGTTTGAGAACCCGCAAACCGATTGGGCGTTGCCTGTTGGTAAGGGCGTTGTTTGGGACGGCAAAGTTACGTACACGGATGCCAACGGAGTACAACAGACCGGGAACCACATACCAACGTATTACGCAAGTCAAAAGGGCGTAACACAAATATTGCGGTTGGATGCGGGCGACGTTATACAACAAGCGTTGCCAACCATGCAGGGCGCAAGTTATGAGGTACAACGGTATAAGTTGAAATTGACAGCCCGTTATTACCCGACCGAGGCGTTGGATATTAACAGTTTGCCCGCCGATGTTCGGACGTCGCAAACCTTTGATTTCGCCCGTATCGACGTGCGTTTTGTTCTGACGGGGAATAATTCATATTATACCCGTACATATTACGCCCCGTTACAATGGGTCGAAATAGAGGACGAATTAGTATTTGATGCGCCAATTTCCGTGCCGAACCAAATACAAATTACGGCGGTTGGTAACCCCACGGAATTTATGTTGTGCGAGATTGTCAAACAGTAACCAAAAAACGGGGCGGGTTTTCCGCCCGCCCCTAACTTTATATTTATGGACGATATGGATAAACTTTTTAGTTGGGAACAATGGCGCATGATTTTCGCCACAACCGCAAGTCCGTTATTAGCATATTTGACCCCGACGGCGGGTTTTATGTACGCTTTGATAATCATGTTTTCGTTCAACATTTGGGCGGGAATGAGGGCGGACGGCGTGGCGATAAAGAATTGCAAACGCTTTTCGTTTAACAAGTTTAAGAACGCATTGGCGGAATTGCTGTTGTACGTTACGATTATATACGTAATTTATTCGGTTATGCTGCAATGTGGGGACAACGGGGCGGCAATGATTGTAATTAAATCGCTTACGTATGTGTTTATGTACGTATATTTGCAAAACGCTTTTCGGAACCTTATAAAAGCATACCCGAAAAAAATAGCATTACGGATAATATACCACGTTATCCGTTTGGAATTTACACGGGCATTGCCGTCTTATTGGCAACCGATAATCGAACGGTTCCAAAAGGAGAATGACAAAGAAATTATTAACGACGAAAACAAAGGAGGTCAAGAATGAAACCTATTGTTATTTTAGACAACGGACACGGCGAAGAAACCGCCGGGAAACGTTCCCCCGTATGGAGCGACGGGGCGCAACTGTTTGAATGGGAATTTAACCGGGATATTGTGCGCCGTATTGCCGCCAAATTGGACGATTTGGGGATTGGGTACGAAATATTAACCCCGGAAACAACGGACGTTACATTGGGCGAACGTTGCCGCCGTGCAAATGAGATTTACCGAAATTATAACGGTATGGCGTTTTTGGTATCCGTCCACGCCAACGCCGGGGGCGGTACGGGTTGGGAGGTTTACACGTCGCCCGGAGAAACCAAAGCGGACGCAATCGCAACCGTATTCGCAGAGGAGGCGCAACGGGTATTCGTCCCGGACGGTTGGCGTATGCGTTTCGACCATTCGGACGGCGACCCGGATAAGGAAGCGGCGTTTTATATCCTTGTGCACACGAATTGCCCGGCAATCCTAACGGAAAATTTTTTCATGGATACCGAAAAAGATTGCCGTTTTATTATGAGTGAAACCGGACGGCAACAAATCGCAGAAATGCACGTTGCCGCAATCAAAAGAGTTATTAACCTGTAAAATTTAAGATTATGACAAAGGCAGAAAAGAAAAAGTATTTGGAACAATTGGTTGCAAGTCATGGCAACCAATCGGGTATAAGCATTTCCCCGCTATTGGATGCCATTATTGCCGATTGCGAGGACGTTTTTACGGTTATGGTTGAGGACAACCAAGAAGATACGAAAAACGTAACGAACCCACAGGCGGAAATAGACGCATTTATTGACGCCGTGAACGCCGACCCGTTGCACAACATACCGAAAGTATATATTTCGGGAGTTGTTATTTCCTTTTCTCAATTGGAAATTAACGAGGACGAAATTAATAGTACGGTTGAATTTGTCGGCGGGCATTACGTTTTGACGTTGAGCAAAACGCCGGACAGTTCGTTAATCGTTTACACGGCAAACGCATGAAAAAGTATTTGATTTGGGCGGCAATCATATTGGCGGTTGCCGCCGTCTTTTGGATACAGAACGCCAAGATTAAGAGATTAACGACCGAACGGGATAAATACCGGAGCAATACCGAAACGTTGTTGCAGGACGTCGAAAGATACCAAACGAAAGACAGTTTGAACGCCGTAACCGTTGGCGTCCTCAAATTGAAAGTATCCGAGTTTGAGAAATACCGGGCGGATGATGCGGCGTTAATAAAATCGTTGCAGTCAAAGAACCGGGATTTGCAAGCGGTTACGACCGCCCAATTGGAAACGATAAACGAATTACGGGGAACCGTCCGGGATAGTATCGTATATTTGCCCGGCGATACGGTTACGACTGTTTTACGATGCGTTGATATAGTGGAACCGTGGTTTGAGTTGCACGGATGCGCAAAACCGGACGGCACATTTACCGGAACGCATATAAACCGGGATAGTATATTGATTGCGGCGACGGTCAAGTATAAACGGTTTTTAGGGTTCTTATGGAAAACCCGGAAAGTAAAGAACCGGAAGATTGACGCCGTTAGCAAGAACCCGGCAACCCACATATTAGGTATTGAGTATATCGAAATAGAGGAATAACGGTTTTTTTTGTTCATAATCACGTTAAACGGGGATTGTAACCAAGTGTTGCAACCCCGTTTTTAATTTTACCCCTTTTTAGCCCCGTATTTCAATTATTTTGTTCCGGTGGGTAAATTGTGCGTCCAAGCAAATAAAGTGTCTTAAATCGAAAATTTGCCAAAAATAACTTTGCGGGATACCAAAAGAATAATTTTTTTATGCGAAAACACGAAAATAAAAGAAAATTTCTTTGGTAGTTAAAATAAAAGCCCTATATTTGCACCATGTTAATACAACGACCGGGCGTTTTCCCGGAAACAGTAAAGAGCGATACAATGAACCCCGCAGACATTTACAAAGGTTTGGAATATACAACGAAAGAAATTAACCGTACTTTCAAAATCAAGGTAAACGGAATGTTCAACGGTAAAAAGATTAACACGTTGGTTGGCGTTTCCGGTTTGATTAAGTTAGTAGGCGTTGAAATGGCAAACAAATTATTGCGCCGTGCTTTCCGTTGTGTTAAGGATGCCGAACATTGTAAGTTGCGCCGGAGGTTTGAAAATATCCTTTTATTATCATTAATCAATCCGACCGGGCGGGTTCCCGGAACCAAATAAATTTCAGTTATGGAAACAAAAAGAACACAGGCAACCGACATTGCCGAGATTGCAAGCAAGTTAGACGGTAAGGTTAAATTTTCGTCAATCATTTACAGCCAACAAATGTTGTCCGAGAAATACCGGGAAACGGGCGTTAATGATATGTATTTTATCGGCAAAAAGTTTGGGTTGTGGTTTTATACGAGCCGGGCGGCGTTGGATAGCCTTTGTTATCTGCAAAAATCAGATTTCCCAACGTGGGTATTATGCGAAAATTCATTGAGTTTGTACGAAATAAAATAATACGGATATGGACGCAAAAAAGTTAATCGGAAAAACGTTTGCTTACAAAGGTATTGGCAACATGGTTTATATCGTGGTCGTGCAAGCGTTGGAACCCAAAGGGGAACGATACGACGCCGATAGTTATATAGGCAAACAAACCCTTATATTCCCAAACGGGGAAAGTATGACGCAAGATTGGGCGTGTGTCCGGGGCGCATTTGAAAACAAGAAACGCCGGGGCGAATTAAAGACATTAAGATAATAACCCGCCGGGGGTTCGCCCCCGGCACAACAACAAAGATTATGGCAAAGTACATTTTAAGTAAACAGGTAAAAGGCAAAAAGTATTTATACACAGTTAAGGACGAAAACGGCAACGTCGTTTCAACGAGAACGTCCGCCCGTGATTATGTGGCGTGTACTGCTGACGGTTCGTATTATTTCGGGCGGTTGGATTTAATCGGCAAAGGCGACCACGGCAAACACTTAAACCAAGCGGAGGCAATGTTAGCAAACCCGGAACGGGAATATAAAAAGATGATTGCGTATTGGGTTCCAAGTTATCGCAAACAATGGATTGCGGAAAATCCCGTTGAACAATGGATTGCCCGGAACGTTGAGAGCGCAAAGGAAGAAAAAGAGAGGTTAAACGCAATTGCATATTTACAGCCGGGGAAATAACCCCGGCTTTGCCTGTTATGGATATACAGTTGACAGAGGAACAACGGGAAATATTGAAAGGTCACATTTGCCCGTATTGCCACGTTCCAACCGAGTATAAAAATAGTGTTGAGGTTTACGGCGTCGATTATGGAATGATTTATTATTGTCCCAAATGCCGGGCGTATGTTGGAGTTCATAAGGGAACCGACCGGGCAAAGGGTCGATTGGCGAACGCCGAATTACGCCGATGTAAAATTGAGGCACACCGCTATTTTGACGAATTGTATAAACGTGGCATAATGAAACGAATGGAGGCGTACAAATGGTTATCGGAACAATTAGGATTGCCCACGGAATATACGCATATAGGAATGTTTAACCCGGAAACGTGCGCAAAGGTCGTGGACGTTTCAAAAAAGTATTTGAAAACCATGCGGTTTGCATTAAGACGACAGGATAAAATAAAGGCGGCATTTGAGCCGAACGGGGACGAAACATTGACCCGTATAAAAGAGAGTTTAACCCGGTATTTCGCCGCCGACCGTTCGGAGTTCCCGGAGGGGTTACGAGATATTGAGGACGATTTTAACCAATTGCCGGGGGAACCGTACCCGACCATTGCAGTAAACGACGTCGGCAACGATAGCCGTATGATAGAGTTTTATGTTATCGGCAAACAATACGACGTTTACCGATTGGCGTTTAAGGGTTTTACAAAGTGTTGATATATGGGAGCGATAAAAAGGAATTGCGATAATTGCGGCAAAGAATACAACGCCGATACCCGTAATTTACGGCGGGGTTGGGGGCGTTGTTGTTCCAAAAGTTGTGCCGCCCAATTGAGGGAAAAGAATAAACCCGGATACAACCCGGAACGGGTCGCCCTTAATAATGTACGGCGGGAATGTTGGACGGATTACCCGGAGCCGGAAACCGAGCGTTACCCGTTTAGTTATGACGGGGCGGATTTCGACCAATGGGGGGATTGTGATTTTGGAATACATGATTAATAAAGTTATGGAAAGCATTATTATTGAGGAAATGCGGGCGTTCTTGCGTTTAGATTTGAACCCCCGGCAACATAAATATTTTACGGATACAATCGACGTTGCAAAACGTGTTGAGGTTGTCCCCGTATCGGAGGTATTCGACGAACGGGAAATTGAATTGATACGCCGGATTGTCCGCCCAGAAAAACAATTGTGTTACAGAAATGCGCATTTACTGACGTTGTTATTTCCCGACCGGGTGCAATATTGCGAGGGCAAAACGCTTGCGATAATACCAATAGACCATGCGTTTAACAGGGTCGGCGACAAATACGTTGATATTACCTTTGAAATGGCGTTGAAAGACGACGGATTTACGGGGTACGAATACGTTGTATTTGGGGAATATCCGGCGGGCGTTATTGAAACGATAACCGGGCAAACCGGGTATTATGGGGAAATATACCGATTTTGTTATTGTGCGGAACAAATGGCGTTAGAAAAGATGCTCCCGGCAATCCCAAAAGGAACAACCGGGGGCGGTACGCAGTAACCGAGAGCGATATTTAGGTAATGCGGTATTGCAAAGGTACGTTAAAAATCGGATTATCCAACGAACCCGGATATATTGATTTAGAAAACAAAGGTTTTATTTTTGGTAATTAAAATATTCTTTCTACATTTGCAGGACGAAAGTATAACAGCCTACCCGGAGGGATACCGGGCAATGATATGAGAATAAAAGAAAATGAGCAATTAAAGAGTTTGGCGACCGTAAGCGGTCAAAAGCCCGCCAAAGTATCCGAAACAATCGTTACGGAATTAATCAACAAAGGTATTATTAAAAACAATTGCGATAATTGGGGTTTTCCTGTTTCCGATTGTTACGAACGGGATATTACCGTTTCCGAAATGGCGGACGTTATCCGGGCAATAGGTATTTCCCCGGTGCGTTCTAAACATTTGGACGCCCTGTTGGAATGTGTGTTGATTGGCGACGACGATTGCCCGGAGTGCGGCGGGGAAATGGAGGTTACGGACGGGGAATATAAACAGACCGGAGGCGACGGATATTTGACGCCGCCGGAATATACCCCGATTTGGGAGGAAAAAACGTGTACGCATTGCGGACACAAAGAATAAAAGAGTATCAACAATAAAAATTAAGATTATGGCATTGAGATTAAGAGTAAACGAAGCAATTGCACGTTCGGAGGCAAACGGGAAAAAGGTATTGAAAAAAGACATTGCCGCCCGTCTTTTTGAGGGCGCAAGCGAAAGCGCACAACAAGTTAATATGACGAACTTATGTAACGGAACGACCAAACGTATTGTACCGGAATGGGTCGTTATCCTTTGCGAAATGTTGGATTGTACGGCGGATTACCTGTTTGGATTGGAGGGCGGCAATGAAAAGTAAATTTGTTGAATGGTTGGAAGCCGTCGCCGATACAATGTTTTCGGAGTTATGGCAAGCAAAAGCCCTAATTGCCGTATTTGGCATATTGGGAGTTGTTGCATTTATTGGCGCATTTTGGAACCCGGCGCACTTTGGAACGACCGGAATTTGTGCGATAATGGTTTTATGTGGAATTTCAGAATATAAAAAAGTAAAAAGGCAATGAGTAAAAAGAGCGATAAACCGGGCGACCCGGTAAAAGAGGTTGCGGGAACCGTTGGCAATGTTGCCCCGGAAATGTTCCCGGAGGTAAACGAGGAACAACAACATATTATTCCGCCATTTGTGGAAACAAAGCCGGAACAACCGACCGGAGTATTTGAGATTGTGCCGGGCATGACTGTTGAGGAAATGACGGCAATGTTTTTCGACGAAAAAACATTGATTGAACCGCCGTATAAGGTTTGGCAGTTAAACAGTAAGGGACACCGCTATTATTACCGATACGACGATAACGGGGAACCGGAGTTTTTCCCGTCGGTAACAACCATATTGTCCCAAACATTACCCAAAGCCCCGCATTTGATACAATGGATTGCGGAAAAAGGTATTGAGGAAGCGGAACGATACAAGGGCGAACGGGCGGCGTATGGTACATTTATGCACGCCGCATTTGAGGAATTATTAATTAACCGGGCTTATGATTTGGACGGGCTAAAAGGCAAACTAAAAGAATATATTGAGGTTTACAGGTTGCCCGACGATTTTATTTATTACGCTGACGACTTGAAAAAGGACGTATTGGCGTTTGCGCAATTCGTGTTGGATTACGACGTTAGACCGTTAGCCGTGGAAATTGCGTTGGTACACCCGTATTACAAGTATGCAGGAATGATTGATTGCCCGTGTACGATGTTGGCAAAGATTGGCGGCGATGAACGTATTAACGCAATTGTCGATTTCAAAAGCGGGCGTAAAGGATTTTACGAGGAAAGCGAAATACAATTGGGAATGTACCGGGATATGTGGAATGTTAATTTTGAGCAATTCCCCGTTACCCGTATTTTCAATTTCAGCCCGAAAGATTGGCGCAAAAAACCGTCGTATAATCTGAAAGAGCAAACCAATAGCCCCAATATTAAGAAAATCCCGTATTTGTTGGAAATTGCCGCCATTGAGGACGAAAAGCGGGACAATACATTTACGGCGGTTAATGGTTTGGTTGTGTTGGACGATGCCCCGGACTTAACCAACAACGTAATATCGTTGTCGTTGTCCGAGTTGATAAAGACGAAAGCCCCCAAAGATGCGACCCCGGACGAAAATACGGACGCCGCCGATAAGGTTAAAGCGGATGCGGACGCACCGGAGCCAACCCCGGAACCGGAGGTTAAGAAAACAAAGATTGTCAAACGTGCCGGGAAAACAGCAAAGGAGGCGGAAAATAAGCCCGCCACGACACGAACGACGGTAAAACGAACGGTTGCACCGGATAAGGAGCAAAAGCCCGCAAAAGAGCCTAAAAAGCCCAAAAATGAGAATAAGAAAAAATTGTTGAACGACGACCCCGAAATTTAGAGATATGAAAACAGGACGAATTAAACGACCGGAGGCGGAACGCAACCGCCTAATTTTACCCCGTGTCGGTCAAATAAAAATCGGGATGCGCAACGCCAATGGATACCCGCAAAGCGTTGATTATTTTATCCCCGTGGGAAAGTATGCCGGGTTATTTACACAGGCATACGGAGAAAAGCCCCAAACAATTCAAATTGTTTTCCCCGACGACGACCCGGCGAAAGTGTGTAACGAACGTTACGAATACCGGGACGATGACGGACGATTGATTGCGGCGGGCGATGGCGAAACGTTCCAAGTATGGGACGGAAAGAAATACGAGGAATTGACGGTTACGCAATATCCTAACCTTATGGCGTCGATAGCCAAGCGATACCCGAACCGGAAAAGCAAACAGCCGGACGCCGACGGTTGGGAGGTTACATTGACGTTAAATTTTATCATTCCTTTGGTTCGTGGCGTTGCCGGGGTATGGCAGTTTGCAACAAAGGGTACGGCGTCCACAATCCCCCAAATTCGGGAAACGTTCGACGGTATGTTTGAGGAACGGGGATTTTGTAAGGGAGTAATATTTGATTTGAATGTACAGTTTGCCACAACGCAAAAGCCGGGCGACAAATCCCGGTTCCCCGTCGTTTCATTAGTTCCGAACGAAAGCCCGGACAATGTTTTGAAAGTACGGAAAGCGTGGGAACCTGTTAAACAATTGGAGGGCGGAGATAATGGCAGTAAGTAACAACACAATAACCCGGCGTAAGTACGACCGGGATTTTACCATTGTATCAAACGACTTTTTGAAAGATAACCGTTTGAGTTGGAAAGCAAAAGGAATTATTGCATACGTCGCCATGTTGCCGGACGATTGGGTTTTGAATATGCGAGATTTGACGAACCGGGCGACCGACGGGCGGGATAGTCTTTATAGTGGGATTAAGGAATTAGAAACGTGCGGGTATTGCGCTAAAACCATGAAGCGCAACCCGGACGGGACAATTGCGGGTTATGCTTATGAGATTTGCGATAAACCCGTATTTGAACAACCGTTTACGGAAAACCCGGATACGGAGCAACAACCGCAACCGGAAAATCCCGATACGGAAAAACCGGGTACGGTTAAACCCGACACGGAAAATCCGACACTAATAAATACTAATCTTACAAAGGACGAAGATATACCAAATACTAATCAGAGTAAACCCGCCAACCCTGTTGTCGGGGATTTGTTCCCGGACGAACAAAAGGTTGACGATAAGGATAAAAAAAGAACGTCCATATTTCGCAATTCAGAGGTTTACAAATTGGTTAAGTTTGGGGCGGACGGCGTAAACGATTATTCCGAGTTTGAAAAACTGTTTTCAACCCCGGAATTTGAAAAAGTAGATTTAATCTATTATTTCCATACGGTCGCCGATTGGTCGGAAACCAAACAGGGCGTTAAACGCACCCGGACGGGTTGGATTGCCACGGTACGCAATTTCATTCGTGGCGACATAGAGAAAAAGAAATTGCATTTGAAACCGGAACACCAAGCCCCGCAAAATCGTTTGAATGTGGCGGGCGCAATGGAGTTTTTGAACGGAGATTATTAAAGTTATGGAACGATTACCGGAAAAAGTAAATACGCAATCCGTGGCGTTGTCGGTATATAATCCGCCGCCCGGAACAAAGGCAATAGATATACGCCGCCAAATGGTACAAATACCGGAGGTCGCCAAATCATTGTCCCCCGTGGAAAAGTATGTATTTGCCGCCTCAACCAAAACGCAGATTGCCGAGATTGACGACGCCACGTTGGTTGCTAAAACCGGGCAAATGTTCCGGTTTATAGCAATGGACGTGGGTTATAATATCCCGCAAAACGCCGACGATTGGGCGTATATTTGTACCCGGTTGTTGGATATAATCAAACGGTATTATTCGCAATTGACGTTGGCGGATATAAAGTTGGCATTTGAGTTGGCAACAACCGGGGAATTGGACGATTATTTGGCAAAAGACAGTCAAGGCAACCCGGATAAAAAACATTACCAACAATTTAACGCCGATTATTTCGCTAAAATATTGAACGCATACAAGCGGAAACAAAATAACGTCATAAATAAAGCGTATAAAGCGTTACCGGAGCCGAAACGGGAATTGTCCCCGGAGCAAAAACGGGCATACCATAACGAAACCGTCGCCCGTCAAAGGGAAATATATTTGCGATATAAATATACCGGGGTTTTCAAATTGGGGATTGTGGACGGAATGTTTTTGTATAATTGGTTGCAAAAGGTGGGATTGGCTGACGATGTAGCCGGAACCGACGACGACCGTAAACAGGCATTAGCCCGATATATGCAACGTGTTGCCCGTGGTTTTGTAAATAAATACGAAGCGTTCCACGTTAAGCGCAAAGGAGCCGACGCCCCCGAATTGGATTTTACGGCGTATGAGATTGCAAGGGATAAAGAGATAAAACGCACATTCGACCGTATGATTGCGGACGAATTGCAAGTTGATAATTATTTGACTTATTGGAAATGAACAAAATAACGATTGATTGTATTATTGGCATTGACCCCGGAAAAACCGGGGGGATTGCTGTTTGGCGTCCTAATCATAAAACCGAGGTTATAAAGATGCCCGCCGACCTTATGGAGTTACGGCAATGGTTTGAGTATATGAAAAGCATTTGTAAACCGCTTGTTTTCGTCGAAAAGGTGCAATTGCGCCCGGACGATGTAAACGACAACCCCGGCAAAGCGTTTAGGGTTCAAAAACTATTATCCGAATTTGAGAAACTGAAAACAATTATTGCCATGTGCGACGTACCGTTTGTTTTGGTACACCCCCAAAAATGGCAAAACGAATTGAAATTGCGTGTTAAGGGGGAGGAAAAGCCCGAACGAAAAAAGCGATACCAACGAGCCGCCGCCGATTATTACCCGGACGTTAAGGCGACATTGTGGAACGCCGACGCCCTTATGATTTTACACTTTGGACGGTACATTTTGCATAACAACCCCCGTTGGGTTTTGGAAAATTTACCCGCCCAAATGCACAATCGTTTATTTTAAGCCCCGTATTTGCTTTGTTTTATCGTAATGGGTCAAAGTATGGCAAACGAAAATAAAAGCCCGCAAATCGAAAATACGTCAAAAATAACGTTGGAAGAATTGGCGCAAATGGTTAAACAGATGCGCCACAACCAACGGAGGTGCGAACGGAACCCAACGCCCGAAAAGGTCGCAACCCGGACGGCGTGGGAACAAAAGGTTGACGGCGTTATTGCCGTGTTGACAGATACCCAAATGAAATTGTTTTGATATGGACGAAATGGATTATATCTATTTAGGCGACCGATTGACCCGCCCGGAATTGCGACGTATGCCGTGCCGGGCGGTTCGTCGTTTCAATGGTAAATGTATCCGGGGGCGTAACGGTAATATGTTAGTCGAATTTCCCGGAGTTGGTAAAGTTGTTGTTTTGGGGCGATTATTGCGAAAACTCAAAAAATAAAAGAAAATATTTTTGGCAGCTAAAAGAATATACGTATATTTGCGGCATGAAACAACAACGACCGGGCGTTTTCCCGGCAATATAAATAGTAAAACAATGAGAGCGAAAACAACAATTTACGATTTTGATTTTAGATTTGTTAGTTACGGACGTTATAAGGTAACATATACGTCCCCCGTAACGGGTAAGAAATGGACAACGCAAACAACGGATATGCCGTTGATAGATGCGACAAAAAACGCCGACGAACCTAAACGTAAAGATTTGGACGCCCTTAAATGGATTTGTAAAAATGGATAAGGACGAATTGGGAGCCGTTCGGCATACATTAACGGCAAAAGAGTTAAACGACCTGTATAAGAAATTGGAAAACTTTATTGCCGATTGTACCCGGTCAGAGGTTGACGCCAACCGGGATGCGCTTAACAGGGTGCAAACCATGATACACCAAAGAATGAGATTAACAACAAAATAGTAGTAACCGCCGGGGGCAACCCCGGCATAAAAGAGCGAAAAAATGATTATTAAAAAGTTAGAGTTATCGAATTTCCAAGTAATTGAGAAATTCAACGCAGATTTTGAGGGTAATGTATATTTCATTACCGGGGACAATGAGTTGGGAAAATCCACGCTATTAAAGGCAATCGGGGCGTTATTGACCGGGAACCGGGACGCCGTGTTGCGTAATGGCGAGGACAAAGGATTTGCCAAAATGGTTGTCGGCGACGACGGCGAGGAATACGACGTTGAATTGCGATTTACCAAAGCAAACCCACGGGGTACGTTGTCAATCAAACAGAAAACAACCGGGATGCGTTCCGACAATGTTAGTATGTTGCAAAAGGTTTTCGGATATACAGATTTTGACGCCGTGGAATTTTCCCGTTGGTCGGAAACCGCCGAGGGTCGCCGCAAACAAGTTCAATACGTCCGGGCGTTGTTGCCTGTTGAGGTGCAAAAGCGTATCGACGAAATAGACGCCGAGGTTATGACCGTTAAGGACAAACGAAAAGACGCCAACGCCGAGGTTAAGACATACACGACCATTTGCGCCGCCGCCGAAAAACAATTGAAGCCGGGCGACGTGAAAACGTATGCCGACAAAATCGACATTGCCGACTTAATGGAGGAACAAAACGAGAACGCCCGGTTGATTGAAAAGGCAAAAACAGTACGTACCGCATTACAGACCCGGACGGAACAATTGGAGGCAATCCCCGGTCGTATAAAAGCCGCCGAGGAAACAAAGAATACAGAGATTACCGCCGCCGCCAAAGCCGAAGCCGATGCGCAAGCGGAATACGACCGTATTGTTGCCGAGGCAAAAAAGGCATTGGATACCGCTAAAAAACAGAGCAAAGCCGCCGCCAAAGCCGCCGCCGATAAATACGACGAAACATTGGAGCAAATCAAGGCGGACAAAGCCGATTACGAAACCCGTAAGAACAACGCCGCCGCATGGTTGGCAAAGTATGAGGAAAACAACCCGGAAAATTTGGATACGGCGGAACGCCTCAAACAAGCCGAGGAACACAACCGTATTAATACGTTGGTTGTGGATTATTTGGCAAAGAAAAAGCAAAAGGATGCCGCCGAAAAGACGGCACAAACCCACGACAAAAAGTTGTCCGATTTGCTGAAAGAACGGGAAAACCTAATTGCAAAATCCAAATTACCAATCGACGGGTTGACATTTACCGACGACGGGTTAGAATTAAACGGCGTACCATTTGTTGCCGGGAAAGTATCCGATAGTCAAATTATGGAGGTCGCCGCAAAACTAATCATTGCAAGCAATCCGACCGTTAAGGTATTCCGCATTGCGAGGGGCGAAAGTTTGGGCGCAAAACGTTTGCAATCGCTTATCGAATTAGCCCGTAAAGAGGGTTATCAAGGCTTTATTGAGGAGGTCAAGCGAGGACAGGACGATTTAGTAATTGAGGAATACAGCGAAAACGAATAATTAACCGGGGGACGGGTTCCCGTTCCCCTTAATAGCAAAAACAATGGCATTTACATTGAACGAAAATTTGAAGCGTTGGGCGGAACAATACGAAACCGCCGAGTTTATCCAATCCGACCCGGTGCAAATCCCGCACCGATAGCCGGGTAAACATTGAGATAAGCGCATTTGTTACGGCGTGGATTGCGTGGGGCGCACGTAGACAGATTATCAAAAAGGCGGATTATATCGACCGGGAAATTTTCAAGGGCGAACCGTATCATTACATTGTCGGCAACAATGTTGCGCCCGGAGCCGCCCCGGAATGGGAGCAATACAAAGGCAGTAAAGAAAGTTTTTACCGAACGTTTACGTATGGAGATTTTGCCGACCTTTGCGCCCGCCTGTATGACGTTTACACGTCGGCGGATAGCATGGAGGCGGCAATAAAGAAAGCGCACGAAAACAATGGGGAAACGGCATTGGCAACGTTGCAATCGTTGTTCGGTTCCGTTAATGGGATACCGGATTTTGAAACGCAATCCGCTTGCAAACGGTTGTGTCTGTTTTTACGTTGGATGTGCCGCAAGGGTTCCCCGGTTGACTTTGGATTGTGGGACGTATGCGACCCCCGTAATTTGATAATTCCGTTAGACACGCACGTACATAAACAGGCAATCCGGTTGGGGCTGACGAAACGCCGGACACCGGATTTGCGCACCGCTATTGAGATAACCGACCGTTTCGCCGAGATATTCCCCAACGACCCCGCAAAAGGGGATTTTGCGTTATTCGGTTATGGCATTAACAAAGGAACCGCCGCCGGGGTTAATGAGATTGCAGAGGCAACAAAGGGATTAACCGAGGCAATGAAAAAGGGCGGGAAAGCCCAAAAGAAAGCCAACGAAGCAATCGCCGCCGTCCCGGTTCCCGTGGCGGATTTGAGTATTGCGGACGTTCTGAAAATGCCGTTGTTTTTCGCTAATCTGCAAACCCAATTAACAAGCCTTTGGAACGACCGGGAAACCGCCCGGAGAAAAGCCGCAAAAGTGAACGAGCGATTGCGGGCGCACGTTATCGACCGGATGCACAACGCCGGGGATTGGGAACCGGGCAAATTTACCGTATTGTTTGCGTCCGTGTTGGATAAGGTCGCACCCGGGTATTCGTCGAGCGAACGGGCGTTTATCCGTACCGTCGGAATATTAGCCGATGAAAAAGCGAGAAATAACAGCGACGGGGACGATAAACAATAACGGCGGATTGGCAATGTACATGGGAGAATTAAACGAGTTTTTCAAAGGTTGGAGGGGTTCCCGTGTAATTGCCCGGTTCATTGTAGCGTCGCCCGGTTCGTCCGAGGCTTTGAAAGGCTATTATTTTAACTATGTTGTGCCAACATTCAAACACGCAATTTGGGAGGCGGGCGAACGATTGACAGAGGAACAAACCGAACGGCGTTTGCGGGAATTTTCCCCAATTATGTACGTCGAACGGGTCAACGAGGAAACGGGGGAATATACCCACGAATTGCGCACCGTGGCGGAATTAAGCAACGCCGAGTTAATCGAACATATCGAAACACTCAAACAGTTAGCCGCCGAGGAATACAATACGTTTATTGACGACCCCCGAACGTTATAGTTATGTTTTGCAAGTGTAACGGAAAACGGAAACAATACCCGTTGGCGGGTTGGCGAATAATCCGCCACGAATATACGCCAAAGCATTACAGCCGTATAAAGTGTTTACGGTGCGGGTGCGTTTGGATTACACGGGCAAAATATGTTGAACAAACGCCCAACGACGACGGGCAAAAAAGACTTTTTTAATATGGCAGAATTAACGGATAAATCCCCGATGCCGCAAGGCAAATTTAAGGGGCAAACAATGGAAAACGTACCCTATTGGCATTTGCTTTGGTTGGACGGTAAGCCATTTTGTAACCGGGACGTCCAAAAGTATATCGACGAAAACCGGGACGTTTTAGAGATTGAGAAAAAGCGGGATAAATACCGCAACGATAACGAGTAATAACAATTTAATAGTAAATGAATTATGAAATTTGAATTGAAAGATATTTGTTTCTTTGATTGTGAAACAACAGGGGTTCCCGCAAAGGGGTTAAAATGGGATGCGGATTTTATGCAATTCCCGCAAGTCGTACAATTGGCGTGGTCTGTTGGCGACAAAGAAAAAAGTTATATAATCAAACCGGACGGGTACGAGATACCGGAGGAAACAACGGAGATACACGGGATAACAACCGAACGGGCGATTGCCGAGGGCGTACCGTTTGCCGTGGTCGTGGACGAATTTTTGGCGGATGCCGCCGACGCCCCGTTAGTTTGTGCGCACAATATTTACTTTGATACGTCCATGTTGAAAGCGAATATATTACGTTGGTGCGGTCGGGAATATTACGACGCCAAAGCCGAGGACGCATTACACAAAGGTAAACGAATTGATACGATGATGAAATGTATTAAGTTCGTCGGCGCATTGTTCGCAAATGGTCGCCCCGGTAAATTCCCGACGTTGGAGGAATTATATAACAAGTTATTCCCCGGCGAAACATTCCCGGCGCATGACGCATTAGAGGACATACGGGCGTTACGTCGTTGCGTCCCGGAATTGGTCAAATTAGGGATTATTGAGTTGAAACAAAAGGAATACCCGGCGGAACAATTAAAGGCGAAATTTGAGCCGGAAAAGGGGCAAACCGGGGGTATTGAGTTTAACGACCCGAACCCGGTAACAAAGCCAATCGGAACCGACCCCAAAACGCAACCCCAACCCGCCCCGGAGCCGTCGCAACCGAAAGCCGATAACGAAGCGTTGAAACGTACCCGGCAAATGTTGGACGAAAACGATTTTTAATAAAAGGATTGGTTTTTGGTAATTAAAAGAATATACGTACATTTGTGCAACCGTCCGGGCGGGTTCCCGGTTTATCTTAAAAGAGCGATACAATGGCAAAGCGTATTAAGGACGAATTTACAAGGGATTGGATTATTGAACAATCCATTGACGTATTAAGCCAATACGAAAACGGTATATTGACAATCCGTGCGTTACATTATCAACTTGTTAGCCGGGGTATGACAAACACGTTGCAGCATTACAAACGTGTTGTTGCCGCAATGGAGGTTGCACGGTGGGACGGTCGGGTTGATTTCGAGGCGTTCAGCGACCGAGATAGGGCAATGTGTGGCGAAACAAAAGCCGATATAACCAATTTGGACGATAAACAGGACGAAGCAAAACAACAGGTTCGGGCGTGGATGCGTTCATATAGTAAAAATCGTTGGGAAAATCAACCCTATTACCCCGAAATACTTATTGAAAAGAAAGCGTTGGAGGGCGTTTTTGCGAAACCGTGCCGCAAATGGGACGTTGCGGTTGGGGCTTGCAAAGGTTATCCGTCGTTGACTTTTTTGTTTGAATTGTCCGAGCGTATGCGAGAGGCGAAATTAAACGGGAAACAACCTATTATCCTGTATTTCGGAGATTACGACCCGTCCGGCGAGGACATACCCCGGTCAATCGGTGAAAATTTGGATAAATTCGGGGTTTATGGCGTTGAAATACGCCGTATTGCCTTAATGGAACAACAGGTTGTCGAATGGGGTTTACCGCCCGCCCCGGCGAAAGAAACAGATAGCCGGACGGCAAATTGGGACGGATTGGGACAGGTCGAATTAGACGCCGTTAAGCCCGAAAAATTGATTTCCATGTTGGACGATGCGTTGGGCGAAATATTCGATAATGATTTGTACGACGAATTGATTACGCAGGAAAACGACGAACGGGAACAATTCCAAACCGAGTTAAAACGATACGTTGAGGAAGATTTATAAAAACCGAGCCGGGGCGGGTTCCCCGGCAATAATATAATTGCAATTATATGAGTGAAAAAAAAGAAGCAAACGTAATGTTGATACCGTCCGAAAAGGCGTTTGCGTTGTCGAAAGTAAAGACATTAAAGGACGGCGGGTTAGATGTTCATTACGAGGTTACGGAAACCGTCGGTAATGAGAGTTACACGAACAAATACCACGTTGAGAGCGCAAAGGACATACACCCCGATTTGCGAAATTGTTTTGATAGGTTGCGCCCTATCATGGGACGTATTTTTAACATTACGTCTTTTTTGTCAATGGTTGAAACCGACGATTTCAAAGCAAACAAGAAACAACAGGAGGTCGCCCGCAATTTTGCCGACGAAATGTTGAAAAACATAGAGGTTCGGGGCGTGTCCTTTTCCGGTCAAGATGATAACGTTGGCGTTGTTCTTACGGGGTTGTTCACGGTATCCAACAACCAAAAGACGGCGATAAATTCGCCCCGTTTGAAATTCAATACCGAAACGTTCGGTTTTGAGGAAGAATTAGAAGATATTGCCGCCGACATTGAAAACGAGGTTTACGCATTTCTTTTCAAGGGCAAAAAGGCGCAATTGGAATTATTCGGGGCTGACGGCGAAGCCGCACCGGGGTTAAATGCAAAAAAGGACAACGGATTGTTCCCGGACGTTGAAGACCCCGCCGAGGGCGACGATAACGACGGAACCGACGACGAAACGGCAAATATGTAAAACATGGAGCCGTATTTGTTGACAGACCGGGACGAATACAATTATTGTATCCAACGGGGGTTCAATCCCCTGTTGGATATTCGTAATTTCCGCATGGATATACGATTGAGAGTTGAGATACAACGGGAATTGTTCGGACATTGCGTTTTTGGTCGGGGCGAAAATATACAGGCGGCAAACGAGCGTTTTTTTAGGTGGGTTTGGGAACACAAACCGCACCAATGCGAGGAAACATTACGACCGTTGCCGAGTTATTCCGCCGTTTATTGTTCGCATATCCTAACGAGGGGAGCGCACCCGGAAATAGCACACGACCCCCGTAATATCAATATCCTTTGTTTTGAGGCGCATAACCGTTGGGAAAATGGCGACCGAAAAGCAATGCGGATTTATCCGGCGAACGTCCGGTTGATTGAGTTAATAAAATCAGAGTATCAACAATTACAAATCCGGTAAATGAGAACAAAAAAGAGGACGCCCGATTTTGGGGCTATTTCCAAGCGTTCTATTAAACGAGATTTCCAAAGGGTACAAACATACCCGACGGAACAAAAAAGCCCGCAAATCGAAGAATTGCCGAAAATAAATGCCGAACGGCGTATTATCCATATATCAGAAACAAGCGGGTACGCCAAGTTTGCCCGGTTTATTGTCGGAAAATTGGTACGCCTCAAAGAAAAGGCGAATTTGGGCGGCAATTCGTGGTATTGTGAGTTTGTACACGACGACGACCGAAAGGCGTTAAATATGGCGGCGGGTCGGACAACAAACGGCAATATCTTTTCGACGGTATTAAATTCAAAAATTAAAGATTATGAGTGTAAACAAAGTAACATTATTGGGAAATACGGGGAAAGACCCGGATTTTAAGACGTTCGATAATGGCGGATGCGTGGCGCAATTTACGTTGGCGACAACTAAACGGGCGTTTACAACGAAAGATGGGCGACAAATCCCGGAGCGTACCGAATGGCATAATATAGTATTGCAAAACGGGTTGGCAAAAGTCGCCCAACAGTACGTCCACAAGGGCGACAAATTGTATATTGAGGGGGAATTAAGAACCCGGAGTTACGACGATGCCAACGGCGTAAAACGGTATATAACCGAGATTGTCGCAACCGATATGGAAATGTTGACCCCGAAAGCGACCGGAGCCGGAACGCAAGCCCCGCCGCCCGCCCCGGATGCACCCGCACCAAGCGAAACCGACGATTTACCGTTTTAATCTGTATGAGTATGGGAGCGATAAACGGACGGGTTATTTATAGCCCAAAAGGTAAGGCGGGGGAATATGCCGAAAACGCCGCCAATTTCTTTGTCGGTTGTTCAAATGGTTGTACGTACTGTTATTTGCGCAAAGGTCGTGGCGCAAAAGTATTGGGAGGCAATCGCCCGGAGTTGAAAAAGACATTGCGGGAATATCCGTTTGCAATAGACATTTTCAAAAACGAGTTATTGAAACATAAGGAGGAATTGCAGAAAACCGGGTTATTCTTTTCGTTCACGACCGACCCGTTGTTGCCGGAAACGGAACGGTTGACACGTCAAGCGGTCGGCGTATGCCAACGCCACGGCGTCCCGGTTAAGATATTGAGCAAATGCGCCGAGGGAATAAACGGGTTTATTGATTTTGCCGAGGCGTCCGAGGGTTGGGATTTATCCCGCATTGCGATTGGTTCCACGTTGACAGGTTGCGACGAATTGGAGCCAAACGCAAGTCCCAACGCCGCACGGGTTAGCGTGTTGGCACGGGCTAAACGCCACGGGTTCCCGACCTTTGCAAGTATTGAACCCGTCGTTGATTTCGACAAAGCATTTGCGATTATCAAATTGGCGTTCCCCTTTGTTGACCTGTTTAAGATTGGGTTGTTAAGCGGCGGAAAATTCAAGCAACGGGACGTCTTTTTGTTCATTACGTCGGTTCATACGTTTTTCATGGAGAAAAGCCCAACCGCCCGGATATATTGGAAAGACGGCATATTGAAAGCCGCCGAAATGGTACGGGAAATATTGCCTAAATGGTGTGTCCCGGCGAATTACGATTTGTTTAACGAAAACAATAACGAAAATGCAATTTAATAACAAAGATTACAACCCCGACCAACACGACCGTTGGCGGGCTTTGACAGTTAAAAACCCGTATGCAACGCAGTTGGTTACGGCGGCGTTTGAGGACGGCGGGTTTGTTTATGCCGAAAAATCCATAGAGGTACGGAGTAAGTACACGAATTATCGGGGCGACCTGTTAATTTGTTCCTCAAAGAACCCGGATTTGCCCGGATATGAAAACGGGGTATCGTTAGGGTTGGTTGAGTTATACGACATTAAACCCGTTTCCGAGTTTACCCCGTGGGATTGGGAGCAAACACGGATACCCCCGGAGAAACGCAAAGCAATAACAAAGGGGTACGGTTGGTTGATGCGGAACCCCCGCCGGGTTATCGAATTTCCGGTTAAGGGGCAATTAGGGATTTACAATTTGGTTTATACCAAAGATTGCATATTGCCGTACCCCGTGGCAATGGTTATAGATAGAAAGATTTACGAGTTAGGATTAAAGGAGGTAACAAATGAGTAAGGACAAACATACCGCCCAAATAGGCGGACACATTGGACGGGTTGGCGTTTACCTGTATGCCCGTGAGTATTGGAAATATAAAAGTTGGCAATTTGGATTGTCCGTTGATGCCGTAAACGGTTACGACCGCTTTGTTGATTTGGAGGTTAAAATATTCTGTTTTGGGTTCGGTATTCGTTTTATTTGGATAAAACGTAAAAAATAAAAGATTTTCTTTTGGTTGTTAAGGGTTTATTTATACCTTTGCGTTCATAACGGGGAACAATTCCCCAAACGACCGGGCGTTTTCCCGGTATCTAAATTCATTTTTATATGAAAGTATTTAAGTTTTTATTGCCCTTTGTGGCAATGTTGTTAATCGGGACGTCTTGCAGTAAAGACGACGACAACGAACGTAAGGTTGACCCGCCAATTGAGGTTGTTTTGAGAACCTTTG